ACCCAGCAGCAGCGCGGTAATAAGGAACGACGTTATCTTTGAGATAATGCCGCCAAAGAACCCACTGGAGATGGCGTCCAGCCGATTAAGAAGTTTGTCCAGGTTAGAATGCTGAATGCTGTGTTGCGCTGGTGTCATATCACCAAAGTAGGTTCTGAGCTGATCATTGACCTCCTGGCCAATTTCCTCACGTAGTTCCTTACCTAATTTTCCGACAACTTCGCGAGCAACAATAGCGGCGATACGCTCAACCTGCTGCGGCGTAACTCCAGCCATTTCATTCGACATTTTTTCCTCCATGAAAAGTAAAATCGAATGAGGGATTTATAGCATAAATGGTTAATTTTTTTATAGGTAATCACTTACTTATTAATTGGCGCGAAAACATCCGCGCCAATAACCCTATTCACCTTCCAAAATGGCAGGAGACTTCACTAAAGACGCTACCAGAACCTTGAGATCCGTTAGTTCTGATTTGAGAGCTGTCACCTCGTCCTCAAGCGCCTCAATACGCTTACTCTGAACGTCTTCATCATCAATCATTTCATTGATTGCGTTAACCAGAAGCGCAACAACGCCTCCATAGTTGACCCCTAAAAACTCAGTATCACCAATTTTTCTTACCGCTTCCGGCAATACTTCCTGTACCTCTTGGGCAACTAAACCAGCTTCAATTTCATAGTAGGAATACTTATCCTCAACGATATTATTGCGTTTGTAATAGGTTATACCTCTTAGCGTCCTTACTTTGTCTTTTGCATTTTCGATATCATTAAGATGTGCTTTCAGCCGAATGTCCGAAGTGCTGATCCATTGGTTACAACTTGCATTTCCGGCGTGATCAAATATAAATTGCGCTCCCTTAACATAAAGATGTGTTTCAGCACCGCCACTCAACCAGTTAACGGTATCCATTCCAGTAATCCAATCATCACCCCAATGAACAACCTTAAATACGTTAACGGCTGCGTCTTTTGCTGTAATCTCGCAAAGCATTCCAGCACCACGATCACGCCAAGCAGTAAAAGTGCCTCCCTGAATTTGACCGCCAATCATGGCATTTGCCCCACCAGACCTAATGCCAGCAACCCTAATGCCGTTTGCATTGTCACTAATAGGCCATATACTCAATAACCCGTACATGTTAAAATCATTAGTTTGGCATGTTGCAATATTTCTACCATTGCACATTACTTGCAAAACGCCGTCGCCACCCCATCTAAAACCTGTGTCAGAATCACCAAGCACAAGAGATTTATCACCAAGAGCGCTTCCAGCAACACCAACACAAGCATAGCTTGTTATTACTGCGGCATTTATGTTTCCAATATTTCCATATTCATCAATCTGAAAATAGTTTGTTCCGCCGCCTTCTCTTGTTGTTTGGATTGTTGTTTTGGCAACTCCAGCCTGAATTTCATGGTAAATTCTTGAGTATGAAACTTGAGCGCCTCCAGCATCTCTATTTCTTAAAACCATGATCCCTGACGTTGTGCCGTTAAGACCTTGCAAATCAATACCAGCAAAAACAGGGGAGTGATTTGTTGCCAGTCCTAAATTATGCCTTGCCCCGTCAACTGTTGTCGCCCCAGTACCTCCAAAATTAACTTTCAATGGGTGTACTTGTGCACTGGCGCTCTCAATAAAACCCCAATCACCGCTATCGTAGATAAACAAGGAATAAAAGCCGTTCTTTGATTGCAAAAACGTACCGTTATCCTGCTGTTTTAGCCTGTCAACGTTTAGGTTTATTCTTGCTGAGTCAAGAGTTGTAGCCCCTGTGCCACCTTGCGCCATGCCAAGCGGAATCCACCCGCTAACGCCTGATTGTGTAACTCCCCATGTGCCGTCGCTTGTCAGGTTAAGACCGAATGTCCTGAACCTCATTACTGTTGAATTTGATGTTTGTACGAACCTTTCAAGTTCAAAGTTTTTTTTGGCGCGTGATACGTCTGTTGCCCCAGTACCGCCCGCACCAATGGATAGAGCCGATGTACTGTTATTGTCATTACGTGCAACACGCCATTCGCCATTGTTTGCAATCCTCAACTCATAAGTGGATTGAGGGTTCGTAAATGAGTTGTAATCACCCTGAGTGCCGTTAATTTCCGGATCGCGACTAATAACCGCCTGAACTTGCAACGTCTTTCTTGCCGCACTCTTATCTGGCAGGTCAGCAAGGTTCTGATCTTTATGCAGCACGTTGTTTACATCTAACAGATCGGCAAATTTCTTCGCCTTTTCTGCTTCACTCTTCGCGGAGTCTGCATGGGCGGCTGCAGCCTGCTCACTTTGTAATGCAGCTGTTTGTGATGCTGCGGCAGCCTCTTTGCTTGCCCGGGCGTTACTTTCACTGGTAGCCGCTGCCTGCTGAGAGGCAGCTGCAGCGTTTTCACTTGCCTTAGCATTAGCTTCGCTGCCCGCAGCTGCTTGTTTAGAGTTTAACGCCTCTGCAGCCGCTGCTTCCGATCTGGCGGCTGCAGCCAGAGCCTTTGAGGACTCCGACTCAATGGTATCGACGTGATCTCGATACCACTGTTGGTTTTCGTTGTGCTCATTAACAATCTGTAAGAGCGACTTTACCTTTATCTCAGTGCCATCAGCAGCTTCCAAGGTGACTTCATCGAGCGCCGTCAACCAGCTGCGCATCGCTTTTGAGTCAGCAGACATGCGAGTCATAAGCGCAGTGAAGCGAGCACTGAACTGTGTCAGATCGCCCTCATATGTTGTAATGATTACGCAAGGTACATCTGCCTGCGTCTCACCAGCATATGGTTCCACCAGAACCATGCTGGTGTCACTATCGACGCGCTTAATCTCGTGTAGCTTATTGTCAGGCCCAATTACGATCATGCCTGGCAATACACCATTGGCCGTCACATTCCAGGCTGTACCTGCGCCTGTTACTATGTTACTCCCCTGAGTGAATGAGATAGTACCTTCCCTGTACCACATGTTAACTCCTTAAAACGGACAAATCAGCTTCCTGCTGAACTCATATAATACACACAAAATAAGTAATTACATACCTACTTATTTAGGCTTTAAATAATAAAACTGTTAATGTGCCAACGGCATTTGCATGATCTAATTGTCCACCATAAGACAGTGTGGTCGAGACATTTCGAGGCAGAAATAGATAGGCGCTACCGCCGCCATGCATTGCCGTCGAAGAGACGGACGCGATTCGACCACCGTAAGACGAATCAACCCACACAGTACCACCACCTTGTCCATACCCTCCGGAATATGTCCACCCATGCACACCGATATAAGGGATTACCAAATGTCTGTCATAGCTCGCCGCAGGTATGCCGATAGATGAGTTGAAACCTAACACGACCGCTTTGGCAACATCGCCCTCAATCTTTTCAGCATAAACAGTTCCGTTGAAGTAGCCTTCTTGTGCTTCAATTCTGCCTCTAAACACCCCCTGATTTGCATAGACAGTACCCCTTACTGTCACTTGGTTGAACTCAGCGTTACCGTTTTTATTGATCGACCATCCTGCTGACGAACCAGCATAATTATCAGACTGAATTACTTGCCCAATCTTTGCGTTATCAATAGTCCCGTTTTTAATCCATGCCCCATTCATATAGGCAACGCCATTCTCAATTACAAATGGTGTTGTAATATGCCCATTAACAGAGTTAACTAATCCAAAGCGATCCGCCTGAACAAGAAATTGCGAAAGCCCTGTGCTATCGATACCAAGTGCAATACCGGCAACATACTTCTGGCCACCAGAGGTTGAGGTTTCCATCTTCAGAGTCCATGCGGTAGACACCTTCTCGTTCGTATCCGCAATCGCTTTTGCCTGCTCCTGAATGATCGCAGAGTTGCCATCAACCTCAGCCTTAATCGTATCTACTCTCTTACCAAGTGCGCCATCTGCATCTGCCCTAGCAGTAGCCTCGGATGTAATAGCTGCTTTAATGTCTTCCGATGTTTGAGCTGCCAGAGAGTTAATTTGAGAAGACAGGGCACTATCTGCATCCGTCCTGGCACTGCTCTCAGCGCCAATCGCTGCCTTAATGTCCTCCCCCGTTTGCGCCTTTAGTGTGGTTATCTGGCGAGCCAGGGACTCATCGGCGGTAGCTCTTGTCTCCTGTTCCGTCGCAATCGCAGCCTTAATATCGTCATCAAGCTGAGACTGAAGCGCAGTGATTCGCTTCGAGATAGCCTTATCCGCTTCCACACGAGCCGTCGTTTCCTCGGTAATTGACGCTTTAATTTCATCACCAATTTCAGCACGAATCTCTTCGACCTTAGTGGCCATTGTCGACATATCATCAGCGAAAGCCTTCTGAGTAGTGGCAATCTTCGCGTTGTTGATCATCTGCTTGTGCTGGTCTTCATCCTGACGGAGAGCAAGATCGATATTTGTCTTGGCAATAGCGTCGATATTTGTTGTGACCTCGGAGCTTGCGCGATCAATTTCGGCAACAGTCTTCTTCATTTCTTCAATTGTCGCAGCGCTATCATCAACGGATGACTTCATTGCCTCAATTTGCTTGGCATTAGCCTTATCGCCTTCGACACGGGCTTCACGCTCTTCAGCAATCAGCGCGGAGGCATTGTCTAGCGCAGCGTGTGCCGCTTCAACAGCGCCAGCGACGGCTTTACCCTGCTCAGAAACGGTCTCCTGCAACTCAACCAGAGCCGCATTAGAGTCCTCAACCTGTTGCAGCGCGTCGTTGACCTTGTCCAGCGTGCCTGAAACCTCATTCTTGAGATCGGTTTGAGACTGCTGGAGAGTTTCATCGGCTGCGGCCAGTTCCTTAAGGCTCTCTTCCATCTGCTTATGAAGATTGTCGACTGCATCCTGAGACGCCTTCGTATCGATTTCCTCAAGCAGCTCCTGACCCAACTCGGACGAAGTAATTTTACCTGTCAGGAATGAAAGAACGTCTCTTGTCGTCGCTTCCGTACCCAGATTTGAGTTCGGCGGGCTTAACATGCCACGCTTGTTCGCCGCACGAACCCAATAGTACCAGGTCTCACTATCTCCCAAACCGGCATGGGTGAACGTTGTGCTGGCGGCCTCTGCAATCAACTTTGCTGTTTCCAGATCGTTGGTCTGGGAGGCGTACACGTTGATGTGATCGAGGTCGATTGAGTCCGGGTTGACCCAATTCAGAATCACGTTGCGGTAGTCGCCCACAGCCGTCAGAGAGGTAGGAGAGCCTGGCGGCGTCATCGTACCTTTTACTTGATAAACGGTGCTGATGATGTCCGTCTTCTTGCCGCTGAACGAAACCGCATAGAGCTGAATGTCGTATTGACCATTCTCGGCAATATTGAGGATCTCGAACTGCTCTTCGGTAACGCGTGCGGACTGCCAGTTAGAGACGTTGTTCTCATCGGAACGGCGCCAACTGATCCAATATTCCGCAGACTTACCCTCCCAGGTGGCAACGAGTTTGATTGAGAGGTTGCCCGGACTGGAGATATACGTCCCTTCCGTCACCTGCAGGTTAGTCGGCTTCGAATAAGTCGGATCGAGAACGGTGTTGTTCTCGGGGATCAGCGTCGCGCCGTTGTCGATGGCTTCGTACTTCGATGCGTTATTCTGGACAACCGTAACGTCAAATGTCCCCTGGGCATCCCCCTGAGCAACGTTGATAACGCGCACACGCATTGGCTCCAGATCTGGCTCTGTAATCGTCCAGACGCCATTCATTACCGGCATATCGCCGGAATTGAGCGCTTTGGAGAAGGTCACTTTGGTAATGTCTTCCCCGGTCTCAAGAATATCGCGCTCAACGATTTCACCTTCCTGATTCAAGATCCGGATGTAGCTACCGGCCTTATTCAGCGTAACCGGTGCGTCGAGAGTGATACTGTTCTTTGTGAACGCCACAATGCGGCCAGAGTTGCGCTTACCTGCGCGGTATTTGTTCTGAATCAGCACCGTTTCGCCCGGCATCAGGAAGGAAGCATCCAGCCCTGCCGTAAAGCTGATAACGTCCGATTCCATGCGTGCGGTATACAGCAACCACAGACCGACACGATGCGCCTGGCCGCGGCTAGTGCAGCCGAACGCAACCACTTCGGTTTTGCGCTCGCCATAACGACGCATCGCCTCCTGGTCTTCTACGTACTCGATGTTTTGTTTGTAGCCGTCTTCCTTGTTGTTGTAGGTCACAAGAGCCACTGACGGACGGTCTTTGCGCGCAGATCCCTTATAGCTGAACATGCCGTC